TGCCGTAAACACTGGCCTTGCTGGTGTAAGAATACGCCCACTGGTATCAACAGTCAGCGCAGTATTCCCGTTAGTCGGGTCTTGGATTTCGGAGACTTTCAAGATGCTTGTCATTGTGCAATCTCCAAGGCAGTTAAACTAGAAGGCGTATTGTTAATACTTATATGAGCCGCGCCTGTACCAGTAGATGCCCTACTAAGCAAAACTCTGTATGTTATGGCAGATGTTGTTAAAGGACTATCTAAATGGCTAATAGGTAATTGATGTACTATACCACCACCTGCGGAAGCATATATGTAACCTAACCCCCAATTTGAATGACCTAAATTTGTAGAATCTCGCTTTACTGACATAGAAGCAACTGAATTATTAGTGTCTTGGTAAATAGAAATAGATCCTAACAATAATATTTTGCTACTATTATTTTTTGGAGTTATAATTACATGAAGGGCTGTATCTACAAAAGTATTACTTGTTGTTGCTTCACTTGTAGTAATAGTAGCATTAACTTGTTGAATAATATGCCCCGGAATCTGCACACCATGACCGCTGGTCTTCTCAACAATGTCATCCACAAAGAGCTTACTCATTGTGCAATCTCCAATACTGAAATAGTATGATGCGCTAAGTCATTTCCGTGATGTGGAACTTGAAAATAATTACCGTTTGCACCAGCTTTTGTTTGCATCTTAAATACTACTGCACTTGTTCCAGATGTTGTAAATTCTTGTGAAATATTAATAAACAAAGGCAACCAAACTAAGTCACCAAGTTTACCTAAATTATCAGCAGCGACATAGTATTCCTTACTGGCACTTCCATTAATATGTGTTCTAAAATATGCTGCTGCATCTTGACCGCTAGGTGCAAGAATCCTTCCATACAGATTAAAAGTAATTAAACATTTACTTCCAGAATATTTTGGTGTGTATGAAATTGTTGCTCCAGTAATATCTGCATATGAAGTAGATGTATAACTCTGTGTACCACCAGTTCCAATGCTATATTCTACTAATCCATGTTGCACAACATGACCCGGAATCTTCACACCGCTTCCGCTGGTAGCTTCAGCAATCTGGTCTACATTTATTATCGAAGCCATCTGTGCCTCACAGTATTGTTAGGTTGCCGTTAACCGTAATCGTGGTTGACGAACCTATCGTTAGAGGGCCAATCGCCAAGGCGTTCTTGGTTGACCCTATTGTTGTGTTCTCTGAAACGCTCTGACCGTTTGTGCGAAACACAGCCGTATCAACTATTGTGTTTGTTGTCTGGAACTGCGGCGCTGTTATCTCCCCAGCAAACGTACCCCCAGAAGCCTTGCTCACTGTATCAGTTACGCTGAATGCGCGATAGGCTCTAATGACTAGCTCATCGTTTAAAGCTGCGCCTGTCCCTAGTGTTATTGTGTCTCCACCACTAGCTGTGAAATCTGAGCTATCCAGATGCACACCGTTTAAGTAAACATCTACGTCATTACCGCTAATCGCCAGTATAGCGCCAGTGCTGTCTGCGCCAGTAAACGCAGTCTGACTTGCTGTAGCCACATACTTGAATAGCTGCATGGCATAGCTGGTCGGCTGGTCTACGGCGCGACCAAAGTAGCGCACAGTAATGATGTCACCGCTGGCAGGGGCTGCTGAGAATGTAAGTGTGTTTGCCTGCGCTGTGTAAGCTGCGCTGACACCCGGCTCCTGAACCACGTTTCCTATGGTTACGACAATAGCCTCACCGCTCACAACAGCCTGAGACAGAGTGAAGGCAGTGGCGCTCCCTGTTCCAGTAAACTTCTGGAATGTTATGTCACCTACATTTGGGTCTATGCCTATGTATGCCATTTTTTATCCTGAAATTTCCATAACAGTAATAGTGGACGGTACTCTTGTAGCATTTAAATTATCTCCGTCATATTGCGTCCTGCCAATATAAAATGTAGCACTACCTGTCAGAACTGAACCTTGAAGCTTGTAAGTAGTTGCGCTTGTTGTGCTAGGTGAATCTAAGAAATGAACATGATTAGCGCCTGCACCGTAAGCACCTGTGCCATTTGAAGCATCATAAAGGCCAACCATTGAGCCTCGCCCTTTGCTGCCCGAAGCATCCCCTTGATAGATTGCAGTAGAGCCTCTAAGAAGTTGCAACCTCAAATTAGAATCAGTACCTACAGTATGGCACTGAACCATAATAAGAACTTTGCTTGAAGTTGCTGAAGGAGTTATTGCAACACTTAATCCTGTAATATCAACTAAAGAAGCGCTACTAGCGGTAAAGGTGTCGGTTTTAGTTGTGCTTACAACTTGCAACACCTTCCCGCCTACGCCGGAAGCAAAAGAGTCTGATTGCATTTTAGATATAGGCATCTAATTACTCCGGTAAACTAGCTAATACTTCTTCGTTTCGCTTTGCTGCTGTCTTAACCCATCCTCGTGTAAATGCGTCAGCCACGATAAGTTCACGAGTAGCCGGGATTTGCACTCCCTCGTCTAACGCACGGTTAGTGTAAATAGATACGATTTCATCGTTGGCAATCCTTGCACGTTCCGTCACTGCGTTCTCAGCCCAATCAGACGGAGACAATGCAGCGTATTCTAGCCCTTTGAACTGAGTATCTGTCAGTTCGATTTGTATTGTTTGTGTCATTGTTTTTACTCCGTTAAATTAGCCTATTAAGTGTCCAAAAAAGCGACATTCAGAACCACCGTTATAATAAGTGCCTGATCCTGAGAAGGATACTTTAACATAATCGGCAGCCGCTAAATTTAAGATAGACGTCACATGATTATTGGCATACCAAGTGGTAGCAACTTGACTATAGGTGTATTGTATGCCCGTGCCATTTATTGCAAGCGTAGGATAAGCAGTTGAATTGGCGCTGCCATTGGTTACGCCTATATGAACATGAAATAAGTATCTTCCTGCTACAGGGGCTGTAAAGGTATAAGTGCTTGAATTATAATGGTTTCCAATATTGTGCAGGACAGTCGGAAACGGTATTGGAGTGGTTTGTATATAGCTTGCGGAAGCTCCTGCTGCACCAAATGATGGCTGAGACGGCATCGTGACGCGGCCTGAACTGTCGATGGTCATTCTGACATTATTGTTTGTCGCTAACTCAAGACCGTCTGCACCCGTTGTACCAAAGAACGCATTGTTTGTTGCTGAACCTAAAAATCTATTCCCACTACTGCCCTCTACCCCCACAAAAGCAGTCACAGCATTATTAGTAAATTGTAAGTGATTTTCACCAGTATCAGATGCAGTGCCTACACCAACATTACCACTAAACGTACCAGTGGTGCCGGAGACTGCTCCGCTAAACGTACCAGTGGTGGCTGCAAGCGGCTGACCAGAAGGATGCTCTAGCCGTGTTGTTGGCTCTGCCAGTCCTCGGTAGACAACGTACACATTGTTTGTACCAGCGTCAGGCGCTGCATCGAATGTTAATGTAGTCCCTGTGGCAGTGTAAGACTTCCCAGACCCCGGCTGTTGAGCCACGTTATTCACAAACACGTTCAGGTCTTCAGCCACATTAACCGGACGGTTCAATGTAAAGGCCGTAGCAGAACCGTTCCCACTAAAATACTGGCTAGTGGGAGTTGCTAGTTTCTGTGATGGTGGTGGCCCAAGATATGCCATTAATCCGCATCCTCTATAGTTAGAGTGCCTGCTGCTACCTGACGCATGATTTCTATGCAGTCTGCGTTTCCCTCTGAAATGGGAACTGAGGTAAGTTTGCCGTCAATGACGCAAGTTATTGAGGTATTTGGCTTAGTGTTATCACCGTCTAAAGCGTGATACTTTGCATTTTCTATTTTCATCTACAACTCCGCACTAAATTCAATGTATGGGGAAGTGGAGCCATAGTTTCTTATTGCGCCAGCATAACCAGCAGTGCCTGTGTTGCTGCTTTGGTCGCTAAATGTTTGCACGTTATTTGGTGTGCATCTATTAATTATTAGACTACCTAAATTTCCATCGCCACCATTTGAGTGTATTCTCCAATCACCAGATGTAAATGAACTGACCGTCATAGCTGGCTGATCCCTCATGGTAACAGGGAACTCATACATAGCGTAAACTTGAGTTGTAACAAGCCAGTAAGCAGGAGCAAAAGCATCGTAAGCGGTGTCAGACTGGAAACGGAAAAAGTACCTTTGACACTTGGCTAACGTAGTTCCAAAGTCCTCATGCTCGAAGGGGGTCGCCGAAGTGCCGATTTCCATTTGCAATCCAGTTAATTTTACATCGTTGTTCGTACTGCTATAAAAAGAACCTATGCCCGGAGCTATCATATTGTCACTGGCTGCTCGTGATTGCCATGTGTTTGCAACGTATGTGCCACCAGTATAGTTAGACCCAGCATGAAGATAAATTGAAACAGATAGCGAGTTACCACTATCGTCACCCAAAGCACCTGTTGTGTCACCCACAAAAGTAATAGAATGACGAGTCCAGTCTGTTGTTGTTGTAAACTTTTGCGTGTTCACACGATTGTTATCAAAATCATTTAACACACACATAAAAACAAACGCAGCATTTGTTTTCATATAAAAAGAAACTGTTACAGATTCTGCGCTAGATGTTCCTTTTTTAAGTTGTTGAAGATTTTGTCCTTCAATTCTATGTTCAAGAGCAAGTATTTCTGATGCAGCAATAGATGTATCTGCTGTTGTGCAATCAAGATGCAAACAATTAAGAAACCCGGGCAAGTCAGATACAGCAGTCTGCGTAGTGGTAAACCTACCCGCCGTACCTGATGCCTCATATCTAAACCTATCCAGATTAATATATCCGGCAGAACCACCCATATCAGCTACTGCCGCGCCAGTGCGCTGGCTCACGTTCATGGCTCCATTGATAACAATATTTCTGTTAGACAAAACTTGATCAGCCACTTTCGGTACAGTGACTGCTCCGCTTGCAATCTGATTAGTGCCAATAGTGCTAAGTGCCATTATGTAATCTCCAGCACAGACACCGTTACATCAGCGGCGCTTGCCTGACTAGCTGTTATTCTAAGAACGTCTGATGCATTCATAACAATCTTTTGGTCGCCACCAACAGCCACCAAACTACTTCCAACAGGAACTATAGCGCTTTTCACAATGTGTACGTTGTCACCGTCATTGTTTATTAGCTGAACATTAACCGTAATGGATACTGTAAGTATGTTGGCAACATTCAATCCGATTATTGTTGTTTCTGTTGCAGAGGGGCAAGTGTAAACATCTGCGTTACCTGTCCCTACAGCCGTGTCAGTAAATGTCTTAAATGCGTTTGCCATTTTCCTATCCTAATGCTATCGCAAATGCCAGCGCATTTGGGTCTGTTTCCGAGAAATTTACCGCATTGCCAGTTGCATCGTTAAATATCATCTTCTCTGCTGGCAACGTACAAAATATTGTTCTAGTACCAGACGACCAGCTTATCTTCTCGTCACCTAACGTAAGCGCCGCATTGTCTGCCAAGGTGACTGCTGAACTTAAAACAATACTTGTCTGGCTATTCACCGTAGCAATAGTCACAACGCCGGAGATTCCTGTCCCTTTGACGCGCTGTCCCACAGTTAGAGTACCTCCAGAGACATTATCAACTGTAACGGCTGTAGAGGCGCTCACAGCGCCATTTACGAGTGCTGTAATCTTTGTGCTACTGCTTTCTAGGATTGTCGTCCTAGTCAGTGTTGTGCCAGACAAAGTATATGTTCCAATTCCAACCTCAAAGTCCGTGCCATCGGAACAGCCGTAGTAAGTGGTGTTGCTGTTTCCTATTTCAGAAAAAGCCTCAAATCCACTTATCGCACCAGCTAAGGTATAAGCACCAGTGCCGGTAGTGGCCGTGGTTTCCTTAACACGATCTCTGATTACAAGAGCCATTACTTCAGCTCAATGCTTAGGTTGCTTGCGTTAATCCTGAAGATGTCGCCAACAGCCAGTGTTTTTGATGCGTCAAGAGCGCCTAGGAACAACGTATTGCTACCATCGAACTTTAACACGACATTATCAGAAATGCTTTGAGCAGAGCTAAGAACGATTGCATTCTGGTTTGTGACAGTCTGCACTGTGACAAGGCCGCTGATTCCGACTCCAGTGACGACATCACCGACTGCAATAGTCCCGCTGTTTGCATCCAGCGCCACGTTAGCAGAGCTTGATACGGCACCGTTCACAGTGGCCCGTGAAAAGCTATTGTCTGCAACAAACGCATGAGTGACTGTGTAGCTGGCAATTCCACTAGATGGAGAGAACTCAATATTGCCATCGTTAATCACTCTCTGAGAATCACAGATAACTGTGGCTCCAGCGGTGTGAGATGCGGCGGAAGTTCCGTCTTGCGCTCTGGTTACCCCTGTTAACGTATTAACACCTGTAAAGGACAGGGCAGTGTTATCAGAAATTGTCACAGCAGATGACAGTACGATTGCATTCTGGTTGGTCACAGTGGCGATGCGAACTGTGCCAGATATTCCTGTGCCAGTCACAACCATACCAACTGTAAGCGTTCCATTGTTTCCATCAACAGCTACGTTAGTAGAACTGGAAACGGCTCCGTTTGCGTCAGCGGTAGCTGTTCCATCCTTGCCTGTGTAAGTGAGTATCTCTTGGTTGATAACAATATCACCTGATGTAGGCAAAGCCTCAGCATCTGTTAAGATAATCTCTGTGTCGGAAGCGCCAGCATTGACAGCAAGTGTGGTGTTTGACTGTTTCCAGTTAGCCGCCGTTACCTGTTGTCGTGTATAGTTAGCGTCTTGAGTTGTTATATTCACTTCCGTGAATGCACTATTTTCAGCACTTGTTACTGCGGTAGCCAAACCTACATATATGCTGTTGCCCGGCGTGGCAAAGGAAAGAGCATTATTCTTGAACAAGAAGTCAAGAACTCGTCTTTCCAAGTATGTGGTTGCCGCATTTGATGTTGCCATCTTCTACTCCTTATGTGCGAGGTCTAGTGGGTAGACCCTGCCTGTATGCGTCATCGTTTTCTCTTGCTTCCGCGAGGTCTTTTAACCTTGATAGGCTTTCTTGGAAGCGCCCATCATACATGGATATAACATCCTGCTCACCCTTCATGTAAATATACGCTTCTATTAGAGAACCGTAAAGAAGGGCGTTTGTAGCGTTTTTGCTAAGCCATGTATATTCATTGTCTGCGCCAGCGGTCAGGCTTGCTGGACGATAATAGTAGTGAAGCTCCACAGTGTATGCTTGATCCGGTGTCGGACCTAATATGAAGTTTGCCTGAACCTGACCCGCTGCGGCTGTCGCAGTTGCATCAAAGAAACCATAGTATTTAGGGGTTCCTGTGACGGTCCTGTCTGGGTACGCCTCTCTCATAAAGTTTACATCTTTCTCAAGAAGAAACCCCTGCTTGCCAGCAGTGCTGACAAACAAAGAAAAGGGAGCCAAGAAGTCTGAAGGTGTTGATAGGTACTCATTACCTTGAGTAAGAGCTGATGTAGCGTTCTTGCGAAAGTTCTCTAGATCAACATTAACTATTATTCTGTCTTCTGCCGCACGAATAAAGACAGGGATGTTAGTCACGAAACCTGTCTCGTCATTCTCTGTAAAGTCTTTTATAGCTTGCTTTAGCTCGGCATAAGTATAAGACATTAGTTAATCCTGACTATCGCAGTTCCCGCTGCCGCTGCTGGCATCGTTATATTAAAGTTGGCTGAACTCACGCTTTGACTTGAGCCAAATGAATAGACAGCAACAGCTTTGTTCGATTTACTGGAATTATATATTAATGCTCCACTTGTGGAAAACGTAGCGTTTGACCAAGACGGATTACCAAAATCAACCAAGCCCGTGGTCCCGTCTGTACTTGGCGCTACAACACTTAGTGTAACTCCCCCCGCAGAGTATCCAGTTCCTGATATCTCATTTGATG